TCTCATACGACGTACCTGCCCGATTCCATATACATTCAATCGCACAACCATTATACAACTCCAAATCTGTAATCAGTTGATAGGTGAACTCATTCATCGACTGCCATCTGTTCACGCTGTCGTATAACGCTTGTACCCTTGCATCCTGAACCTGCACCTCTACACCCTGCCCATATACATAGGTAATCTTTGAATTGACAATCGCATTGTGCTTCGCACTTCTATTGTATAGTTCAATCAGATAGTTCGGATATAGATTGTCCTCACCATACGTCACATAGCCATCACGTGGTCGCTCGATGTTGATTGGTATCTTGTGTGCTTCAAGTTGCACCTCATACAGGCTCGCCTTATCAGTTGTTTTTCTCATATATCGTGTTGGTATTATTTCTTGTGTGTTCATCTATTGCAGAACGCTGCCATATCACCAATGCCAACCCACGTTCAAGCACTGCCCCTGCTGTGGATAGCACCGTGTATTCGTGATAGCCAAGATTCAAGTCCACCTCGCCATCTGCTGCAACAGGGTTCGTCGTGTCTTTAATCGTCAGCAGGTTGTAACGCTTCGCATAGCTGCTCACATCAACCACATTGCACTGCTTCACTTCGTTTGTCTGCTTCGACTTGAATTGGATGACAAAGTTCGTATCGTCATAGTCGGTCATCTCGCTTGCAGTAACGACCACCGTTGAATTTCCGTTCTTCTGTATTATCAGCATATAAGTAAATAGAAAAATAGCAAAATTGTAATAAATAAAAATGCCCCACCATTACGGCAGGGCATTCTCCAAAATCTATATACTAATTTATGCAGGTAGCAATAGTGCGGCAATGATGCCTGATGCAACTTCTTTCGCAGGCAGTGGTTCTTTGCCTGTGAACTCTAATTCGTATCCATTTCGGTCGTCAATCAATTTGCCAAATGTAGCAGTGCGGTTGATAAGGTTCAAGCCGTAGCCCTCGCCATATAGCCAGTACTTGTCATTGGAATCTTTGACGATGATGCAGACACGATTCTTCGCAACGATGTACAACTCATTGCGCTTGTTAGTTTCTTGCTTGTATAACGGAATCTTGACAGACTGCTCGTGTGCAATAGTGCCATTCTCGGGCTTCTTGATTGCATTCTCTGACACCTCGCCTTGCTCTGAATAAAGTTCGTATGTCCAGAACTGCTTGCCCGATGCCATTGTGATTGCAGTGATTGCGCCTGTTACCGTTGTAACTGCTGTTACGTTATTGAACTCGGTGATATATATTTCTTTAACACCACCTGCATTATCGCCTAAGCAGTCAAGACTGAATCCTTGTGTTAGTAAACAACTCATATTCGTAAGGTGGTTTTAAGTGATGTTAAGAATTTGAATATTCAACTATTTCAGATGGGAATGCAACCTGCCATCCACGACGATAACGGAATGAATACTTCACGTTCTGGTCGTCTTGGCTGTACCACATTTCCGCTGCTTCTTCTTCGTTAAGCAAGTCAACGCCTAAGAATAAGTTGCGGTCAGGGTCCATCGCAAAGATGAACGGATTGTCACCGCTATTTGAACCAAGTCCATCAAGACCGTGAACAGGTATGATTTCGTGTACTGAACCCTCAGCGAATATGTTCTTCTGATTGCCGCCCACAGGGAAGTGGAACAAGTTGTCGATGAACATTTTTTGGCGATACAATTCTGCGATGTCGTAACCGCAGAATATCTTAACGCCTGCATTACCTTTCAACTGCACAGGAATCTTAGCAACTACATTCTGCATGATAGTGCGCACGTTTGATGTGGTCACTGGTCCTGCAACCGCAGTAGCTACATTCGTACCCGTTGCAGCCTTAATGATTTTTGTCAAACCATCATAGATAGATAAGTATGCACTTGTTGATGTCGTGTCGCCCTGCCAGTCAGCAGTTTCTTGATGCTTCTTAATCTGCTCAACGATGTCAGTCACAATCTTTGCAGGTATGTCTGATTCGGTGTACTTCTGTCCGTTCTTTAACAGTATCTGTGTCCACTTAGCTTCAAGTGTACGTGGACAAAGTGTGTCCTGATACTTCACCGCTTTAGCGTCTATCTCACGCTGCGTGAATGCAGTCGTACCTGATGCAAGGAATGAACAACCATCACCTGATTGTGGAATCGGTGTGTTAGTTAATATTTGCAAAGCCATTTTGCTCTTTACTCCCACTTGCACGTTTGCCAATGCAGCGGTTTCTGATTCGAAGTGTAAGGCTGTGAGCAACTCCTTACTGGTTTGGTTAACGTAGTCCGTTAACGATGAAACTGAAAATGCCATGTTATTTAGTTTTTATTGTTTTTAATGTGGTTAGTATTGAATCGATTTTTTGTTGCTTCTTGTCCTTTGCTGTGGTGAACTGCTGATTCTCTTTTTTCAGTTCTGCTGTTGGCAGGTCGCCTATCTTCTCAATCAGTTCAAACATCTGCTTGTTTGTTTCTTTCTGCTTGTCGATTTCAGACTGCATCGCTGACATCTTGCCCTCGATGGCATCCATCAATTCTTTCAACTTCTTGCCCATATCTTCTTCGTCTTTCTTCGGGTACATACCTGCTTCTGTTTCGGCAGGTGTTGCAGGAAGCACAGGCTCGATGGCTGTGATAAGTCCGTTCGCTGTTGTGACCTTTGTGCCATCTTCAAGTTCGTGCGTTCCATCAGGCGCAGGGTTAGTGCCTTGCTCCGTTACGACCATAAGCGGATAGCCCACTTCAAGTTCGTCATACGTTATCATAGTGCCATCTTTCAGCTTGCCCTCGCCCATCATCTTTTCTTCTTCTTTGGTTTTTTCTGTGGCTTCAGGCATAGCATCGCCAAGCCCTAACAGGATGCGCATCTTTGCGAATTTTTCTTCGCCGATTAGTTCTTTTATTGATTGTTTGATATCTGACATAGCAGGTTGTTTCTAATAAATAGAAAACCTGCACAGGTGTTCAACTTAGCACATTTTTCAACTTGTTGATGACCTGCTCATCCGTTGCAGTTATCAACTTCTTTAAGAAGAAACCCTCTACGCTGAAACCTTTGAATGTGCCTGCTTTTATCAAGTTCCACACCTCGTCATTCTCTATCTTATACGAACCGAACCAACTGCCATCGGGTATGTTGTCGAAGCCTGTCGGTGCTGTTATGCCACGCTGTTTGTCTATGATAAAACTCTCGAACATATACACGCCCTCGACCTGTTGTCCGTTGTGCATCAAGTTCACCGAATGCTGGAACCCATCCTTGTGATACTTCATTACAAGCTGCTCAATAGTCGCTGCATCGAATACGACATAGAACTCGAAGCCATCAGCCCCCTTGCGATATATAGGCAGGTTGGCAATCATAAGCGGTCCAGTTACTATCCTGCGCTCTTCGTTCTGCACTGCAAACTTCAACTTCTGCTCACGGTCTATCTGTTCAAGCTTACGCTGCGCCCATTCGATACCTGCATCGCCACCCCACGCAAGCCACATCAACCGACCACACCCATCGCCAAGTTCTTTCTGTGAATTTTGTCTGTGCCGCTCAAATGCTGCCATACGTGCAATGGTGTCACGGCTGATTGGTTCGCCCTTTGCAAGTTGATTCGCCCTTGCCTTACCGACTGACGTACCACAATCGCCCCATCCATTTTCTTCTGCCCAACGCAAAGCAATCTTTGCATTTTCTGATGCCTGCTTCGGATAGTCGTCATAGCTGTCTTGGAACTGTTCCGACATCCCTTTATTCTCATACATACTGATGCACATTGCAATGGCTTGGTCTTGCTCCTTGCCCTCGTCAATCATTGCAGGTATGCAGCGTGATAGGAACTCGGATTGGCTCTCGCCTGCCTGTGGCTCGATGAATATCTCTGCGTTGAACTTCATCCACATGCGCTCAATAGCAGGTTGGTCAACTAAGGCAACGGCGTTTAATCCTGTGTCGCTGTTGTCGTCAATTATCATCTTGTAAATTGGGAACTTATCCATATAGTGCTTTTGTTTTTATGTCTGTTATTCGATTCTGTGATGTGCTGATGTCATCTTCAAGAACATACGCCTTAATCGGTTGCTGCCCTTGTTCTTGCCCTTGTGGTATGATTGTGCCTTGTGGGTTGAATACTGGTATCGTCGGTGTTGGTGGCGTTGCTCCACCTGCTCCTGCGCTTCCGCCGCCCTGCAATGTTGGTGGTGTTGATGTGCCTGCCTTTGATAATAAGGCACTTGCTTTGGCAATGTTACTCACAACCAATGCAATACCTGATGCAATGGCTGCTGCCTTTTCAATAGGCGTTACACCTACTTTTGAACCATCACGAACCATCTGTGATATGGCAATGGCAGTATCTAACAATATCTGTGTTGCTGCGATTTTCTTTTGAAACTTCTCACGCTGCGCCTCATTCTTTATCGCTATGTTGCCAAGTGATGCCAATGCGTTCAACCCACTCTGTGCAATGCTGAACTTTGCATCCGCTGCCTTTTGTGCATTTGCGATTTCTTCTGCATCTAATTTTTCAGTCGCATCCTTTTGTCTTTTTTTTGATGCAATGACGAAGTTCGCTATTGCTTCAGCATTCAACACTGGTGCTGACTTTTCAGGCGCAGTGACACCTGTCACGGTTTTAGTTCCTATTCCTCCAATTTCAACATCACCCCTGCCTGCCTTTAGTGCAGCATCACGTTTCGCTTCTTCTTCATTTATTTTTTTTAATATATCGAAATACCTCTGACTGCCAATAACAGTATTTTCAAGTTCTTTATTGTAGTTAGCAATGGTTGCGTTATATGCAGCCGTTGAACCTGCAACAAGGTCAATATTTTCTTTTGTCTTCTTAAGTT